CCTACGCCGGTAACGTAGCGACCCTCGCGTTCACTAACCCCGCCGCCACCGTAGCCGGCACCGTTATCTGCATCGGTGTATAATGCCAGCGCCTAAAAAGAACCTACCTACTTACCAGGACGGCGGCATCCCTAAACCACCACCGTCCCTTAAGCAGAAGCAAAAAAAAGAAGTGGATGCTTATTTTAATCAACCAGACCCTATTGGGGACTTCGTGCGTAAGATCACGGGTGCCAATCGCGAAAAGAAAAATAACGGTTATTAATGTTCGGACCCTGTAAAGTGTGCGCAGAGAAGGAAAGACGCGTCTCGACCCTCGAATCCGAGGTCACCTTCCTGCGTACACAGGTCTTTAAGCCCGTCAACAACGANCGCACCCCCTTTTCTAACTTCGAGGCAAACGGCCTCATGGANGGTAACGACCAGGAGATTTTAATGGAGTCACGAGAAACATCCCGTGAGCGCCTCACCGACGAAGAGCTTGCCGAGCGAGAATCTATCCTAGGAGCTTCATACTAATGTCCAGTGACGCGTCATCTTCGGTCGATAGCTCCGGTAATGATTTAGACATCTCTAAGATACCTAATGAGGATGCGGATAGGCTCGCCAAAGCTATCGAGCTATTTTACAAACAGGACGGCTCCACTAAAACCCGTTTATCCTATCACTGGGAACGCGTCATGCGAATGCTCGACGGCGACCAGTGGCTTGTGTGGGGCTCGGAATCCGGCGGCGGCGGGCAGTGGAATAGTCTACAAGTTTCCAAAGCTAATAGCTACATCCCGCGCCCGGTCACCAATTACCTTTTTGACGCCTACCAGACGCTAAAAGCCTACGTCACGAAAACTAAGCCACGCACTAGCGTTACCCCCAACACGCAGACATTTGCTGATAAGAGCGCCGCCAAGGTCGCCAATCTATGCATCGAGGCAAATTACGAACGCCTAAAAGACCAAGAAAACTACGAGTACGCCGCGAGCATTCTCCTCACATACGGTACGGTGTTTAAGAAAACATATTGGGACACTACGGTCGGTGGCTCGATACAGGTGGACAAGGAAGCCCCCGCATTATCACAAGAACCTCAGATTGACCCCGCCACGGGTATGCCCACGGAGATGGGCGACGTGATGGGCGAGCCTGAATCTATTCCTCTCGGGGACGTGAACACGGTTGTTAAAGAACCGTACTGCATGGCCCTTGACCCCCTCGCCTCAGACCTGCACACTGCTCGTTGGATCATGGAATATTCCATACAGCCGCTTGAACTCATTAAAGAGATGTACGGCAAAATGGAAGACGGCTACACCGGACGCGTTGATGAAGTCAAACAAGAGACACAGCTTTCCGGCTCGATGCGTAGATTCCACCAACTGAAGAATTCGTCCGGGGTAAAGAACTCGGGCGCGTTGGATGGAAATGGCGGAACCTCCACCGGGTCCTCAGCCCCTACTAATTGTGCTGTAGTCAAGGAACTTTATGAAAGACCATCTAGCTCTAATCCTGAAGGTCGTTTGGTGGTCGTTGCTAACGGTGTTTGCCTTTACGCTGGCAAGTCTCTTTATTCCGGGCCAGACGCAGGAGATTGGCATCCCTATTCTGAGTGCCGATGGGAAATAGTCCCAGGGCGTTTTTGGGGTAAGGGGCCCCTTGATGCCGCNTGCGAGATTCAAAAACGTATCAACTCCATTGATGCGACAATCATGCTCGTGCGTAAGACGCAGGCCATCCCGCAGAAGCTTATTCCAGCGGGCTGCGGTATTGAGCCGGGCCAGTGGACAGGACGCCCAGGACAGGCCCTCACCTACCGCGCAGACGCGGGGATGCCGAGCACCATTCAAGCCGCGGGCGTCGATAACCAAGTTTTTAGAGAGCGCGAGCTTTGCGTCGATGACCTAAAGTCTATCACGGGTGCCNTGGACATTCTAAAAGGCGACCGCCCGCCGGGAGTTACCGCCGCGTCAGCTCTGTCCCTGCTTTACGAAGTCGGCACGGGTAAGATCTTCCCGATGCTCGACCGCTGGAAGCGATTCATCGAGAGCGACCAGAAAAAAGAACTGCGCCTCGTAGCGCGGCATTATAAAGAGCCTCGGCCTCAGTATATCGCGCTTTTAAAGCGCAGGAACAAAGAACTTTCCGAATCCGCTATCGAACGGTTCCTCGGGCAAGACTTGTACGACAATTGCAATGTCATCGTGGAAGCCGGGTCTAACGTACCCAAGCTCGAAGTTATGAAGCAGATGCGACTTCAGGAAGCCGCACAGATGGGCGCTATTGACCTTCAATCGCCCATTAATCGCATGGAATACCAAAGACAGATGGGCATCGTAGGGTTCGACAACGATGTCGGCCCCGACGCCAAGCGCGCAGAGTGGGAAAACGATGTCATGGACAACATCCTCTCGCACCCGGACAATAAGCCCGTGGTGCTTAATTGTGACGCAGACGAAACGCACCTTGCGGCACATGAACGCAGGATGAAAGAGCCTGTATGGATGGAGTTAGACCCCCGCGTACAACAAGCATATATGGAGCACGTTGAAGAACATAACAACTCCATGCAAATGAAGCAGCAACAGCAAACGATGCAAGCCACGATGTCAGGGCAACCCCCGCAGGATGCAGGTTCAGCCCTAGACCCGACACCGACTAAAAACCAAGGCAAGGGCGCTCCAACAAGTACTCGGGAAGCCGCGATGAACGCGGACGTTCCGCCGGGTCTAGGAGAAGGCTAATGTTAAACCCTAAGACGGGTAAGCGATGGAAGGTTTTCATGGGTGTGCCCTCAAACGGCACGGTCTCGGACTTCCAGGCATTCATGTTGCGCGATATCGAAGACCGCTATAAAGATAGCGTGCAGTTTGTTTATCCCGAGTCGTTCTGTCAGCGCATCTTCCACGACGCAGCCCGCGAGGGTGTCGTGCAGGACTTCTTAGCAACCGATTGTGATGTCCTTTGGTTTCTTGATTCGGATGTCGTCCCCCCTAAGTTTATTCTAGACCTCTTAACCCTTCACGGCGACAAATGGCAGCTCGCAGCCGCACCCTACCCCGTGTTTATGGCGCATCCCGGCGAAGACTACCGCCAGGTCATTATGCAGGTTTACCAGCGAATCGCAGACTGCCCCATCACTAAAAAGGTGCGCATTGCACCCACCACCTGCCCACAAAGCGGGGTTACGTTTGCAGACGGCGCGGCCACCGGGTGCCTATTCATTAAGCGGGAGGTTTTCGACAAGCTCGAACGCCCCTACTTTGAGTTTAAATACGACCCCATTACGAGACAGCCCATTGAGGGTGAGGACATCGGCTTCATCATCAAGATGTGCCGGCTCGGAATCCCCTTCTTCTTTGATTTCTCCATGGCATGTAAGCACTTTAAAAACAATATCGACCTGCTTGAGATGAATAACTACGCGTTTAGCTACGCAAACAAATGCGTCAATAACCAACACCGCGTGTTCGAAGAGCAGAGCGTAAAGGCCGTTGAGGTCTATACCAAGTTAAAAGAAGAGAACAAGAAATTACGCGAGCTAGTGGCGCAGATGCTGCCAAAGCAAGCCACCAATCTCCAAGGGAAGAATATAGTTTTTCGGTAGTCTGTGTACACGCGCTCGCAGACCGCACAGCCAAGTAAACGAGTTCAGACAGGCTCGCTACTTCACGCTTTAAACAAACTGTCCGGGTTAGGTTTGCCCGCCGCTCGTCTCGGTTACCGGACGTAAAAGGAACCTATGTTTGAAAATGAAGGCGAAGAAGGCATTGAGCAGGAAACACAGTCGGACGTAGAAGAAGGCTCCCCGTCCGAGAGTCAAAACAATGCGAATACGCCACGGCACGAAGCTGCGGCGAACAAGGAAGAAGAGCAGCGGATTCCTTATGAGCGCTTCCAGGAAATGGTGGCACATAAGAACGAAGCTGTAGCCAAGCAACAGGCTCTCGAAACACGTTTAGCCCAGATGGAAAAACAGTTTCAAGAATCTCAGAAGGTAGCTAAGCCTGAACCTAGTGACCCAATGTACGACCGACTAAAGGGTATTGACCCGGAATTCGCAGACTACTTAAAGGAAGTTAGATCTCAGGCAGGGCTTGCAAAGGAATTGCAGGACCAACTCAACGGCATGAAGCAAGAACAGTTTGTGAATAGCGCACTGTCTAAGTTTGATGAGCTTACTAAAGCTAACAATGTCTCTCCGGAGCTTGCGAATCTTTATAAGGCGTCCATCGATCTTCAATACAGAGAAGGTAAGATTTCTAATCTATCCGACCTTGAGAAGACGTATACCGACTTACATAGTAAAACGTCCAAGTTTCTCCAAACGCAGGAACGCTCGATTATCGAGAAGTATACCGCGTCAAAGAAATCCGATGCTAGATCTCCTACGGGGCAACCTAAAGGGAAAGCGCCAACGCAAACAGGTAAGACCGAGTTCTCTAGTGACCCTACTGAACGCAAGGCACAAATGGTAAAAATCGTCGCAGATAGCCTACGGGCGGGACGCGACCAACTCTAAACATAGGTGAATTAAATGCCAGCAATTGATACTTCAAACGTCACAGGTGCCTTAAAACGCATTTGGGGCGACTTAACAAATCAACAGAACCTCAAAACCAAAGCTATCGACCAAATCGGTAAGTCTTCAACGAAACATTCTCCGGGCGGCGAAGGCTTCTACGGGGCGATTAACGACCAGGGTAATGAATCCGTGGGCGCTATCAACGAAGCGGAAGTCTTCCGCACCGTTGACCCGGAAAACTTCGTGCAGTTCCGAGTCACTCCAAAGATCCTCGTTGCTCCGGTGCAGTTCACGGGTCTCGTGGCCGCCGCTGCTAGCGATGATGATGAATCTTTCGCTAACATCGTGGTTAACGCCCTCGAACGTGCTAAAGACCGACTGAACAAAGATAAAAACCGCCAATTCTTCGGACTTGGATCGGGCGTTCTCGGCGTCCCAGCCGGTACCGTCTCGTCTGCGGCAACCTCTTTCTCGGTGGACTCTGCTCAGTATTTCCGCCCAGGTATGGTTATCGATATTTGCACTGCGGCGTCCTCGACCGAGGTCATTTCCTCCGCGCGTATCACAGCCGTCGATAAGGCCCTTAACGTGATTTTTCTTTCGGTTTCGCTTGGCGCGTCTTTGACTATCGCCAATGAAATTATCAAAGAAAACATCCGTGTTGCGGCTCCCTCCGATGGTAAGGAAATGATGGGTCTTCGTGGTATCGTCGATGATTCGACCGACCTCACGACCTTCGAAAACATCAACGCACTCACCAATCGCACATGGCGCGCACGCCGGATCGACGCTTCTAGCGCCAATCTGACGTCCGACCTTCTTCAGCGTCTAATCGACGACGTTGAAGTCTTGGGTGGTGAAGAACCGGACATGCTCGTTATGCA